GGGTGGCATAGGGGGAATGGGGACGACCATGCCTTCGCCTTCAAAGTTGATTGCGTCGATTTCCCAGTGTCCGGTTTGCCACTCAGTTGAGCCTTCTTCCGACCAAATGCCGATAAACTCACAGCGGTATTGTGAACCGCTGCTAGATGCGCGCGCACGTGATTGTTCAACTATTTTGCAGATAGCAGGCGCGGCCCTTCTTAGGTCTTCATAATCCGTTGCTGACATGTGCTCCTCAATCCAATGGTCGGAATGCGGTGCGATTTCTTGCAGCGAATAGATAACGAGAACGTCGGATGTGAGCAGGCAGGTTGCCGGATCGGTTTCCCATTCTTCGTCTTCCTGATAGCTGCATTTATTGAGGGATGGGATGTAAACTAAAATGGAGTCCGGCGTTTCGCTTGGCGGCGGAGAGCCTGCGAAGTAGAGGGCAGTGTGAATGATAGTGGAGTTCATGGATAGTGGTTTCCAACGGTTTCCAGCAAGTCCGGGCAAGGCTGGTCCGGCGCGTGGTAGTGGGTCATGTAGGAGATGTGGGAAGGCTCGTCGGGCTGGAAGGCGTGGATGAATCGCAGGCAAGTTTCGCGGTGTGGGCAGTCGAGGGACCAAAGTGTGCCGTCCATGCCGTTGGGCATGCGGGTAAGTTTCGGGAGTAGTCCGTCGCAGCGGGCAACGTCGTAAGGGAGGGCGGGCATGGGGAGGGATAATTAGGACTTAGGTAAATGAAACTGAAAAACATGGGCTCCTCTTTGGTGGCTATAATGGTATTCCCATGAGTTTGCGCGAAGGTGCAGGCGGGCATGATGGAGCGCATTGACAAGACCGGAGCGTTCGGGTCTGCATCCCACCATTCGTGCCAGCATGGCGGCGCATGAAGACTCGGCATCTATTGGTAGGCGGGCTTCGCCCATGTCACGGATGATCTGCTTGTCCGTGATTGTGTATAGGGTGGACGGGGATTCTTTGGGGCTTTTCATGAATTTCGCTATTATGGGCTTAATCGAGGGAAGCGCCAAAGGCCAGGACTGAGGCTGAGCGGGATTTGGCGTCCTCGGTGATGGCAAGTTGGAGTAGTTCGTAAGTGTGGGTGCGGGTTTTACGGGCTTGAAATTCTTTATTGTTGGCGATGTAGTGGGCGTTTGATGCTTCGGCAAGGGCGGCACCGGCGTTTAACATGTCCGCGCAAGCGGCGTCGTATGTGTTTTGTGCGGCGGCGACAACTTGGCCGGTGGTGAGAGGAGTTGGGGGATTCATTGGGTGGGATTCATGGGGTGGGCGTGGAGTTTTTCTATGTTGAGTTTTTCAAGGGCGGCTCGTGCGGTAACTTCGCAGAAGGTAAGGACTGTAAGGGACTGATTGTAGTCGTATGAGGCTTGGTTAAACGCGGCGCGGTCAATGAATCGGTTGGCGTAAGCGTCGGAGACCTTGATTTTACGTTCTGCGCATTTCCTTTTAGCTTCAGTGAGGTCGGCTAGTGCAACATTGTGGGCGGCAACATTGATTGCTTTGGCCTCGGCTTCCTTTACGGCTACACCGGATTCATTGTAGGCTTGCATGGCGGCATCTAAAGCTTCGTCGGTTTTGCCGGGGTTGCATAAAGTTTCTGCAAAGACCTCGCCAAGTTCTTCGCGTTTGCGGTTAAGCTCGTCCAGCGATACCGGGCCTTCGCCGTCCATGAAGACCGTGGACGCGGGGCCGGAAACACGGGTAGTGGCTACGGCTTTAAGGATCTCAAATGTCTCGCCCGTGTGCTGGTTGGCAAGGCGTTCAGTCTCGGCTTGAGCAAGGGCGAGCGTTGCGTGGCGAACGGTGGGGGGATGGCTATTTTTGCGGAGGACGTAGTAGTAAGGTTTCATAGGCGAATAGATTTGGGTGAACCGTCATTTTCGAGGGTTTTCTTAAAGCCTAGATTGCCCGCAATGTGCCAGCAAACTATGCCCTCGGGTAACTTAAACCCTGGCGCGGCCTTGCTGCCGCCCGTTCTCAATGCCCATAATGCGGCATCGCAAGCGTCGGTGGTGAACGGTCCTTGGTAAAGGATGGGCACGACGCCAACGCAGGGAGGTAGCACGTCTTGCCACTTATTAACCCGTGGATCAGCCGTGGGCATTGCGCGGGGCGTTTCGCCGTGCAGGCACCAGCGGTCGGCATTGAACAGGCTTAGTCGCTTTTCGCCTTTTGGCAGGTTATAGCCGCGCTGGATGCCAGACCCCCACCATTCGCCGAAGTGACGGCCTGTGCCAAGGGTAAGCAATTCTTCGCGGTGTTGGGAGCACCACGTAGCAAAGCCGTGGTTGTCGTCGCCGGGGGTGATCCAGCGGTTGCGCGAGCCGGTCATTATTTGGCCGTCCTCGGTGATGAGGATTTGGGCGTTCGTGCCGTCGATTTTCTCACTGATAATGCAGTCGCGGGAGAGGCGAGCTAGTTTAGGGAATCCGGTAAATTCGGTGTTGGTGTTCATGGCTAGGTTTATTTGGTATCGTTAAAGCGTGCATCCATTGCTGCGTGAGCAACGGCAAAGTAGCTGTTACACAATAGTTTAATGTTTTCTCGTTTTACCGTTCTCTCGTTAGAAGACTTCCAAAGATATTTTACAAACACTTCTACTGGAATGTTCTCAAAAACTGTTTTGTAAAACTCAGCATCCTTGCGGAAGATAACTTGAACATTGTGAAGGTAAAGGACGTATAGTGCTTCTGTGTCGAGGGGGTATAACTCGGAGTCTTTTAGCTGTTCCTCAAAACCATTTAGCAAAAGAAGTTCCTTAAGTGCTGGGTTGGCCGTGGCGTAATAGTCATAGTCGGTTTCTTCATTGATCGTAATTTTCGGAGTGGCTAAGCCCCACATATTAGCCGTAGCAGCTATTGCTGCCATTTTACGGGAGCCGCCGAGATAGAGAGTGAAGCAAGCAGCAGCATTTTCTATTACCTTTAGCGCTGGGAGTTGGGTGTTCATTATTTTGGTAAGTTATCGGTTAAACGCCGGTAGAGCCAAAGCCATTGGCGGCGCGGGTGGTTTGGTCTAGGGAGGAGGCTGGAGTGAGTTGTGGGTAGCAGACATTGGCAAAGACGAGCTGGGCAATGCGCGACCCCTTTTTTACCATGAAGTGCATATCCGTGGTGTTGTGCAGGATCGCGCTTACCTCGCCGCGATAGTCGCTGTCGATGGTGCCGAGAATGGCGACGATGCCGGACTTTGCGGCTAGGCCGGAGCGCGGGCGAACCTGGGCTTCAAGGCCGTAAGGGATTTCAAGGGCGATGCCGGTGGGGATAACGGCAATGGCGCAGGCTTCGATGATGTGGTCACGACAGGCGTAGAGGTCGTAGCCGGAAGCGCCGGGAGTTCCCTGTGAGGGAATCATGGCGTCGGGGTGGAGAAATTTGATATTCATAGTTGGGTGAATTGAAGGGTGGTTCTGGTCCTTCGCAATCACGTCCTGTTTACATATCCCCTATGATTGCCATGGGGGAAGTGTAGCGATTCTAGTTAGGGGATAATGATTGATGGGTTTTCTGTGGTTCATGGACTAGATGTGAACGGGTGGGTCTATTTGAGCCAAGGAAGTAAGTGAAATAATTGGAGTAGTTCACTTCACGCTTATGGCGTCACCGCCAGAGGTGTGAACGATTTTTGAGCCCAAAGGAGCCCCGCCTGTGCGGGCTTTTACGTCTGGATTGAGGGCGCGGTAGTCTTTCCATGCGCGTTCAATGATGTGAGTGGTAACGGAAAGGTGTTCGGCAATTTCTATGGTCCTCACCCCGGACAGCTTAAGTTTGACAATGGCGGCGTCGAGGGCGGAAGCGGGGGTGGTTGATTTACCGGCCTCTCTGTGTCGTATGTCGGGGATGCGGGAAGTGGTGCGTAATGTGTCGCGGTGATTGGTTTTAATGGCCGGGGAAAGGCCGGAAATCTTGGGCTTTGAGAATAGGTTATCGTCGGTGTTTTTCATGGTAAAAATTCGTCAATGGCGTAGGAGAAAGCCAGTTCGTAAGTGGTGAATGTTCCTATGATGCCAAAGGCTTCGCCGGTTAAGAGAAAGCAGGACGGCCCATGCTGGTGAATGGACAAGCCTTCGGGGGATGACCAAAGGCAGATCGGGTATTTGAGGGCCATGGTTATCATAGTCTTGGTATGGAGAGTTTAGGCGAGGATTTTAGGTCTTGCTGTTCGGCGGTGTGTTTACGGGAGCTGCTTTTCATTGCGGCAAAGTAGTTGGAATGGGCGAGGGACAGGTGTTCAAGGGACTGCCATGCGCGGAATATGAGCAGGCGTTGGGCGGGGGTGGTTGTTTTGTGGTTGTAGCTTTTATCGAGAACATCACGGAGGAGGCGCAAGCGGAGCGGTTTTTCGGGGGTGACTGGCGGGAGTTCCGGCAGGGGGGTAATGTGGGTGATATTTGCGAGTTGCTGAACGGCTTCGTGCTTTCTTTGGAATAACAGTTGAAGCAAGGGGTCAGTCGGCGGGCTGGTTGTCATCCGGTAGGCTTGTTTTTATCTATCAGGCCAAGGCAGGGTTTTCCTTCTTCGGACAGAATTACGTGAAACTCGGGGGAGATATTGCAAGAAATCCCCTTTTTTTCATATTCCTTTGCCAGTTCCTCAATGCACGTAGTGGCACACTGCAATAGGTGTTCCATTTGGGCACTTGGAATGGGGCCGTATTTGGTAAATGCAAAGAGCATGGCTTGCGTGATTATTGTTTGCGCCTCGGTATTAGTAAAGGGGGAGTCTTCCATAAGATTGCCCTCGTTTTTGCCAATAATGTTTGGGGTTTCTAGGCAATGTAAAAGGCATGCGTGGATTGCATCTGCGCGTTCTTGGCCGGTTTTGCCGTTAGTGGCAAAAAACAAATCTCTTATTGTTTCACAGCATGTGTTAATGAATAATGAATAGGAGTTGAGGGACTTGGCCTCTGTTTGTTCTTGGTTCATTTCTGATAGGTGGCGAAAATATCGAATTGTGGCGAGTCGCTGGTCAGGGACTTGTCGGTTATTTCCCAGGTGTAGCCATGGCGGTGTAGAATGTCGGTAACGTCGGCCATTACATTACCTTGGCGGGCTAGTGCGCCGTGGTTAATCTCGATGAGGAGGTCGGGCTTGTGGTTGGTGAGTGTGTTTTCGGCGGAGAGGAGTGCTTTTACTTCCCATCCTTCCACGTCTATTTTAATGAACGAGAGCGGTTCGTCATTGTTTAAGATGAACCAGCAAATCCAGTCGATGGACCTGACCTTGATTTCGCTTCCGGTATTTTCAGTGCGGGCGAGATACGATGCGCCTGCGTTGGTATCGGCGATGAGTTCAACGGTGGCTAGCGAGTCCGCGTCCGTGCCCACTGCGTAATTCATCGCTATGGCACTTAGGTTAAGTTCAAGATTGTGTTGAATGTTGTATTCCAAGCAAGCAAAGGCGTGGGGGTTGGGCTCAACGGCAAGGACTACGCCCATTGGCCCGACATGCTTGGACATGGTAAGGGCGGTATCGCCAATGAATGCGCCAATATCAATGCACACGCCACCGACTTTGACGTTCTTAAGCCAAGGAAGGATCTGCCCTTCTTGAATGTCGAGACGACCTTGGGATTCTACCCATTGGGAGATATGGCTGTCAGTTTCGATTACGGCTATTCCGTGGGAGGTGAGTTTCATAGGAAGGGATTTGGGAAAAGGGTTAGCATGGGCTATTCGGAGTGGTTGGCGGTAGGTGACGCTTTAGGCGTATGAGGAAGCGGCGCGGGCGGTGTAGGTAAAACCGTATAAGTAGGCGCAGAAGGAGGTTTCGGAGAAGGGGGGTTAAGCGGTTGTTTCCTTCTTGGGAGAGCAGGTAATAATAGGCGTCGCGTTTATTAGCGTGGTCTGTGTCGGCATCAAAAAAGCCAGCTTGGGCGAGGGCAAAGTCGTGTTGGTCTAATGCAGTGTAGCCGGGTCTAGCGACAACAGATGCTATTTTCATGAGGCGTGTGAGGGCGTCAGCGCGATGAATACGGGCGGCTGTTACGCTGTTCCGGGCTGCGGTAATTAGTTCGTCAGCAATGGGTGTTTTGGGCGGTTTCATAGTAGTGGTTATTCTTTATCTTTCATTTTGGCCATGACGGCATCTATGGCCTCGCGCCAAGTTGCGCCGCGTGCGCTGACTACCGCATAGCCCATTATATCGCGGATATAGATATCAACCTCGTCGTTTACGTGTGCGTCGGTGCCTGCACGGTCCCTCCGTAGTCCTTCGGGATTGTCCTTTCCCTTCCAGCACGGCGTCATTTCGTGGCGTCCTACAAGGCTGTCGAGGAAGTCTATGCGTTGCGTATCGGTGATGGGTTCGGGTGTCATGTTATTTTGGATTTCGTGTTTGTTGCTTTTGGGGCTTTGGGTGGTCCAATATAGTTAAGGCTTCGGCAAAAACCTTTGCCGCGTCTTCGTGTTTTTTTACTAGCTTGTAATAATCGCTACCGACATACTGATAGTCAATTTTAGCTAGCTCCATTTCCTTTTTCTTACGCTCTAACACGTCGCGCGCTACATGCATGGCGATTTTCGTAGAGTAAAAGGCACGTTCGATTTGCGGAAAGGTGTCGGGTTCGGCGATGGGTTCAGGTGTCATAGTTGCTAGGTGGAAAGTTGAGGCTGGGCCAATTTCGCATCAAGGAAGTAAGTGGAAAAAGATTGACGAGGCGGCGGTGGGTGGGGCTTGCTTGGCGGCGAACCTATGAAAACTAAATGGAAGAGCTATCTGGACAAGCCCGTTCGCAAAGCGGGCCGACTATCGCAAGGAAACAAGGCCAACAAACGGCTTTTTCGCCTCCACGGTGATTCCGAGCTTATTCGCATGGCAAAGTCTGCGGATGCGCGAGTGGCGTTTATTGATTGATTTTGACAATGCCGGGGAGTGGGGCCAATGGAAGTGCTTATGAATGACCTTGAACCAACGATTGACGCGATTGATATTTCCACGGAAGCCGAGGGGCGAGGTGAAGGGGCGCTAGAATTACGCCCACCGCCTAAAGTTCGGGTAAAGAAGCAAATGAGGGAGAAGCATTTCTCCAATGCGCTGATTATCCGGCGTGAGACGGGGGACAAGGTGTTGGTCCCGCTTGAAGCCAAGGACAATCGCCATGCGAACATGGTTGTGGCCGCGATGGTCCGTGAACTGGTGAAGAGCAACATTGACCTTTACAAGAAGAGCAACGAACCATTGAAGCCAAAGGAATTGGTGGATGTGGTTACGGCTGCGAAGCTGGCGGCTGAGCTGAGCTATGGGGCTTACGATTTTAATCCGTCTGAGCTAGGGCCGGACGGAAAGGCGCGGCCACCCACCGGGTCGGTATCCGGGCTCATTACGGGCATGCAGGCAATTGGGAAGGGGATGGCAGATGGATTCGCGGAGAAGCCGCAAGGATTCGCTGCAATCATGCAGTCCTTGGACGCGCTCGCCAAGAAGACGCCCATGCCCAAAAATGTTTCGCCTAGCAAAGATCAGGACGTTTAACCGATGACCAATGACCAAGTAAAGTTTATCCACTCGCTCTTGGAGCAAGGCAAGGAGAGCTGGGTAGATGCGGCCAACGCCATTCTCTACATATCCCAAATACCGGGGCAAGTGGCGCACTACGCGGAGGCCAAGATTATTGTGCGGGCGTTCCTGCAAAGGTTGCTGGACCATGACGACTACTTGCTGGCAGCTACGTTGCTGTGGGGGAATGTCCGGTTAAACACGCTTACCCAATATACGCAGGACGTGTTTCGGGCCATGCACGAGAACAACATGCTTTTGATCCAGGGTGGGGCATCGACGAGTAAGTGTCTAGGGCCGGACATTCCGGTGATGATGCACGACGGATCAACCAAGAAGGCTAGGGACGTGGTGGTTGGCGACGTGCTCATGGGGGACGACTCCAATCCTCGGAATGTCCTGAGCACCACAAAAGGCAGGAGCAAGATGTATCGAATCACCCCTGAGCGTGGTGAATCGTGGATTTGCAATGACGAGCATATCCTGACAATGCGCGTGAATCAGGGCGACAAGTGGGCTGTGTTGGATATTCCCATTAAGGAATACATTGGATACCCGGAGTCGCGTAAGGCTGCGCTCAAGCAGTTTTCCGTTGGGGTGGAGTTTCCAGAGCAGCCGGTTCCCGAAGATCCATACATTTACGGTGTTCGGGTCGGCAACAATGAGCCTGGCGGGCAACTGATTCCTGAGTCCTACATGAAGAACAGCCGTGAGAATAGGTTTAGGCTTTTGGAGGGACTACTGGATTCTGATGGATACGTCGGCAAAACGAAAGCTACGGTCGCTATTAAAACCAAGTGGAAGTCACTTGCTGAGCAGATTGTTTGGCTGGCAAAGAGTCTAGGCTTTTACGCTAGATTCTCTGGTGACTATTCCTTGGTTTATATCAATTTTGACGAATGTAAATCAACTGCCAATGTTGGCATTGAAGTTGAGGGCATTGGGGAAGGTGAATACTGCGGGTTTAGCGTGGACGGGAATAGCCGATTCCTTTTGGGGGACTTCACCGTTACGCATAACAGCTACTCGATGGGAGCTTGGTTACTCCTTGACTGGATAAGAGATCCATATTTTACATCGGTCAAAATAGTCTCCAAGGACGAGAAGCATTTGAAGGGTAATTTGTTTGGCCATATCTACTCCCTGTTCCAAGGCATGGCTATCCCGCTTACGGATAATGACGCGGAAGAAGTGGTATGGCGGGAGCACGATATGTTCCTTGGACTGAAAGCCGTGGGTAACATTGCCGGTTTGCAGGGGGAGGCACTTAAGCATTCGTCAAGTTCCTCGGGCGACTTGAAAGGGTATAAGCCTCAACCGCGCCGCAAAACGCCTCACCCAAAGTTCGGGAACATGTCTCGACTGCGGGTAGCGGTGGATGAGGCGCAATCGGCACCTGTGGGTATATTCCAAGATTTCATGTCCGTGCGAGGTTCCTTGGACGGGCTGGACTTGGTGAAGATCATTTGTGCCTACAATCCTACCAGCCTGAGCGATAGGGTGGTGAATGAGGCTGAACCTCTCCATGGCTGGATTGAGACCGACCTGGACACGCTGTATGAGTGGAAGAGCAAGAAGGGGTGGCGCGTGCTCCGGTTGGATGGCTCGCGGTCGGAAAACGTGGTAGCCAAGAGCAAGATATTCAGTGGCATCCAGACCTACGAAGGCTTTATAAGTTTCCTGCAAGGTGACGGTGCTGACAGTTCTCCCGACTACTTTACGTTCGGGCGTGGCTGGCCACCTCTCAAGGGTAGTGCCAACACGATTATCCCTGCTACTTGGTGCGTTGAGGCGCGGGGAGAAGCTGTGTGGTTGGAGAAGCCGATTATGGGGGCAAGCGTGGACCTTGCGTTCCAAGGAAGCGACACGGCGCAGATGACTATTTTTAAGTGGGGGCTGGCAAAGGGCTGGCGACGTGCCGATGGGAAGTATGTCGAGTATGTTGACCGGACGAGCGCGGGGCGGAAGAAGCCAAGGCACGTACTGGAAGTTTACCAGATTATCCAGATGGAGAAGTCCTACGATTCCATCCAGATGAGTGAGGAGATTACGGGTCGCTGTCAGATGTTGGGGATTTCACCGGATTGGACCGTCGTGGACAAGTCGGGTAGCGGCCTTGGCACGTTCTCCCACCTTACGAAGTATTGGGGGAATATCATGGGGATTATGTGGGGCGATGGTGCTACGGATATGCTTGTCTTGGCGGAGGACCAAGAGGCCGCGTCGTCCCGGTTCCAAGGGATAATGTCGGAGATGTGGTTTGCTTTCCGTGAGTGGTTAAACCCCACGGTGGGGGCGATAATTATTAACCCCATGGTCCCAACGTCGCCACTAAACGTGCAGTTGAGTTCACGCCGGTTTAGGTATGCGAAGAACGGGACGATGAAAGTTGAGAGCAAGGACGAGTATAAGCAACGGAACCAACGTAGCTGCGATGAAGCGGACAGCGTGATTCAGATTGTGCAGCTTATCCGCGCACGGGGGCATATTTTGCCTGGTATGATGGAACAGTCGGACTCCCGTTTCAGTAATCAGGAAACTGAGAAAGCTGGGCTGGAGACGGCTGACGTTGACGAATCACTTGCAATTGGCGGAGGGGGAGTCGAATACTTGGACCTATGATGCGATACAACGAAAACGCGCAACGTAGGCCAATTGGCGGGCATCACTTTCTTGATCGCGGGCAGATTATCAGGGCGGACACGTTTCGAGAGTTGGTGCAGGCGATACAAGATTATCGCGTTTCCAACTCATGGCCGCTGGGTGATCCAGAAGCCGATGTGCTTGAGCACTACGCCAAGGTTGCCCCATGGCTGGTTGTGGAAGATGGAGAGCCTGTTAAGGCGCGGGGTATTCCTGAGCACGTTAAGCCTTTGTTTATTTGGTTAAACGACGTTAAGCAGAGTGGGGGCACAGGGCTTTGCACGAAGGCGGAGGCGAAAGAGCGTTGGGCGGGGTGTGTTGGCTGTAAGTATTCGTCGGAAATAGATTGGGACTACTCGCCAGAAACCAGCAAGATGCAGGTGGATGCGGCTATTATACGCAGGATGCAGAAGAGCCCGGTGGAGAACTCGTATTGTCGCCTGCACAAGTGGGCAACGGGTGTGGCGGTGTTCCTTGCCAAGCAAAAGGTGAGCCCTGCGAATAAGGAGCGTTCACCGGATGGTTGCTTTGTGCTTAAACTTTAGTCGGCGTCGCCCAATGGTTTGCCATAAAATCAAGCAGATGCAGCTCGTCATCGCCCATCGTAGGACGGCCCGCTTTTTTGGCATCGGCGCGACTCATGTTTACGCAGTCGTGGACTGTGGCGCGGCATTCTATGTGAGCGTCTAGGTCGTTGCCTTCTGGCCCGCAGGCAAGACGGGGCTCTACCCATTCAAGTTTTAGGGTGTGTCGCTGTTCTAGCATTTGTTCAGTAGTCATGTGGTGGTTAAGCTTTAGGTAGCCGCCTAGTAATCTCGCGTCGAATCGCCGAAGCTGCGCGCACCGCCGCGTCGCTGTCCGAGGCTTTGGCCCTGCGGTATGCGGCTGCTAGTTCATCGGCTGATAGTGAGGCCAAGAGTTCGGCGGTAAAGGTTTGGTCATTTGTGTTCATGGTGTGAGTAGGCTATGGCTTTATTTGGTCAGGATTGTAGCTGGCGAGGTGTTCTGCGAATGCGTTTGGCGGTAGCCCGCAAAACTCGGTAATCGTCCTTGGCGGCGAGCACTTGGCCCGCAGCATGTCGCCTAGCTCGGTGATTGACCGGATGCCCCATTTGTCGCCTTCGACGGCGTGCTCGTCGTAGCCGATCTGACGGCAAAGGTTCTGCAAGTGGGTGTGGTCGTGAGCCCAATCATCGCACTCGTTCTTGATAATCTTTTTGAGGTCTGCGATTTGGGCGCGGAGGCGTGCCCTTTCGCTTTCCCATTGTGAAAGCATGTGGTTGTGCTCGGCGGCGGATACGACGAGGCCAGGGCCGTCTTGTTGGTGGATGAGGAGGCCGTCGGGGGTGGTGGTCATGGCTGATTATGTTATTTAGTGTCTTTCCAAGGTTTGGAATACGCTTCGAGCATTCCTCCGCCGATAGAGCGAACTTTGATTTCGCGTAAAGATCCGTTCAGGAAGAAGGTGCGGTCGCGCTTGTCCAAAAACTGTTTCCATTCTTTGCGGGTTAGCGTAGTTGTAGCGGCTGGCATTGAATAAATATGATTAATGTTCATGCGCGGGTGCTCACTTTCTTACCCCCACTGAAAGTAACGCGGCTATGTCCCGCAAGGTTTGCAGCGGTAAATCGAGGGGGCCATGAGCAGCAAACTTAGCTCGTATGTCCACTGTTAGCCATGTTGTTTCTCGCTCAATGGCGTATTCCTCCTTTGTCTCGTAGAGCGCGCTAGACGCCAAGCAGTCGGTGACTTCGTTCCATGTATCTAGGTGATGCTTTACGGCAAAACGCCCGCTGCATCCGGGGTGCTCACACTCAAAGTATTTTCGCCCGACTAGCGAGACGCGAACGGGCGTTAGAATTTGAGGGGAGCGGCGAGCGGCATTGCCGACGTTAAGCGAAAATAGGGTTTCACCCAAGATAGGTTTTCTTTTCATGTGCGTGTAGGTTTTAGTTCTTGCCGTGGTTCAACGGACAGTGGATAGATTTCAGTTGAGAGAAAGGGGAAGTGCGGGGTTTATAGGTTCTCCTCGAAAAGTTCAACCCTAGGGACGTAACACTTCTAAACGTCCTCTCACTATTTTACGTTGGTGAACTGGCCATTGGGTAAGCGGCGAAGCTTAACCTTCATTCGTTTACCGTCGAAGATTTGCCGGTCAACCCAAGCGGTGTCGTAGCCTTTCTGGTATGCCTCTTGCAGTTTGATTTTGACGATTACCCAAATTACCAAGGACGCGGTTGTTGGGAAGACGACTATCAGAAAGAATAGCATTTCTTTGGACATGGCGTAGGGATAAGCTGGTGTGGTTGGTGGCGTAAAGGAAGTAAGCGAAAAATCACCCGCAGTAATTGTCGAAGCGGGTTATCGTGTTGGAAAAAGCGAGGTTCACGTCGCCTACCTCCCCATTGCGGTTCTTGTTAATCATTAGCCCCATCAGGTTAGATGCGGTCTGGAACTCGTCGCCTTCTGCTTTGGGCCGGTAGAGCATCATCACCACGTCGGCATCCTGTTCAATTGCGCCGGACTCGCGCAGGTCGGACAGGCGGGGCTTGCGGTCGCCTTTCTCGGAATCGCGGTTAAGCTGGGCAAGGACCATAACGGGGATGTTCAGTTCCTTGGCCAATGCCTTGAGCCCCTTGGAAGCTTCGGCAACCTGTTGCTCACGGGGCGAGCGGGGATTGGCGGGGGCGATGAGCTGCATGTAGTCAACCACGATAAGGGAGAGCGGTTTCTTGGCGTGGAGCCTGCGGGCCTTGGCGCGGATCTGCATCACGGTGGGACTGGAAGCCTCGTCAATGTAGAGCCGGGACGCCATAAACTCTTTCTCGGCTGCTTCCAGGCTGTTCAGGTCGGAGGCGGAAAGCATGCCAGCGCGAATCATTTTCTGGTTCACGCGCGCTCGGGATGAGGCCAAGCGTTTTCCAAGTTCTACGGCGGACATTTCCATGGAGAAGACGAGGCAGTTTCCTTGGGCTTTACGGCCATGGAGCGGTAAGGCTACGGCTTCGGCTATGTTCATGGCGAGGGAGGTCTTTCCGCAGGAAGGACGGCCTGCCAGAACTATCATTTCAGACCCCTTCATACCCCAAAGGATTTGGTCAATGTCTTTAAGGCCGGTGGAAAGGCCGGTCATGGCTCCCTTGTCCTTGGCCATTTGCTTAAAGGTGGCAACGGCTGCGGACACGCAGGCACCTGCATGTTCAGCCCCGTCTTGAACGCGGGTCTGTGTGACGGCAAATATGTCGGACTCGATTTTATCCACGAACTCGGCAATGTTTCCGGTGTAGCTGTAACAGCCTTCTACGCCTGCGGTGCATACACGGATCATCTCGCGCAGTAGGGCAAGTTCCCGGACTTTCTCGATGAAGTAGGACACGCCTGCCGTGGTGGGGACGCGCCCGCTTATGCGGGTAAGGTAGGCGTAGCCGCCAATTTCATCTAGCTGCTTGGAAGTTTTGAGTTCTTCGGCTAGAACGGAAACGTCAATGAACTTGGCTGTGTTATAGATTTCAAGGAGTTTTTCGTAGCAGACGCGGTTGGCCGGGATTAGAAAGTCAGTGGGGGCAACCTTGCTTTCGATGCACTTGGAGATTACGTCCGCGCCGTCCAGTAAGCAGGCGGAAAGCAACTGCTCTTCGGCCTCAACGGAATGGGGGGGGACGCGGCCTAGGTTGGATTGTTGGGTCATGGGCGGGTGGTGGTGGTTAAACGGGGCAAAACCTCACTTATAGTTGTTGTTTTGACTACGCGATAATTTGAGCATACTTTTGTATGATCGGAATCACGATACTGCTTTTCCTTTTCTCGGACATAGCTCAGGCTTTCGCTGGAGCAGATTAGCCGCCATACGCCTTCGGAAATTTCTCCATGTAAGTCATAGATAACGTCAACGTCTGTTGACGCAGGTTGGGGGTTTTGAGCTGTGGTTGGCATTTTGATTAAGCGACGGAGGCAAAGTTAGTGGCCTTAGAGCGATTCATTGAGCTTATGAGGCTGTCCTGATGCTCTCGGGGAATAACAGGCCAAGGAAGGGCTGCGTTGGGCATTCCAGGGGCATAAGGGCAGGTCGGCATATCGGAGGCTACAAATTCACGCCAGTTTGCGGGTTCGGGCAAGCAAGTAAGCGGTTTTGGCGGGGATTGGTAGGATGACGGATTTTGCTTAAACCAAGAACGGGCCTTGTCGATCTCGCCATTCCAGTTATTTACGAGGGCGGCTAGGTGGTGGCGGGAAAAGGTCTGATCCTGCGGAAGCTTGTAAAAGCGTTCAAGCAATACCCAATCCTCTTCGGGCGTGGCTGAGATGGCAGCTTTGCTGTTTCGGAACGCGGTTAGCTCATTCTTGGTCGCTGGCGTGGCGGGGCGGCGATTCACCAAGGCTTCGGCGCGAAGTTATAGCAGGCCTTTGGCGGGGTCGGGCTTGTCGGGCTTGTCGGGCTTTGGCGGCTTGGGTGCTTGGGGCTTGGCTTCAACGAGAGGGGGGGGAAGCGGGGAACCCGCGCTTGTCTTTCTCTCTGTCTTAGAAGCCTCTGAATCTGCATTATCTGCTTTTCTATCTGTGTCTGCTATATGCACTCCAACCATTACATCACCGTTACCAACCATTACATGAGCGTTACCAACCGTTACATCACCGTTACCAACCGTTACATCGGGTGACTGATCGGGCAACGCATTCCTTACCCTGTATCGCTTAACCCGTTCAGCGTTGGCGACTTTAGCATCCTCCCTGCTTGCCATGTTGCGATACTTGGCGTGATTGAGTAATTCCCATCCTCCTGCAATAACACCAATGCGGCGACCTTCTTGATCGGGAGTGCGGGAGTATTTGTCTGGTGCGAGAAATTTATTTACGGCTTCTTCGCAGCATTCAATGGGCACGTTTGCCACTCGGGCGAGTCCGGGAATTGAGGCGTGAACCTCACCGTGCTGATCTGCTAGGGCAAGCATGGTGATCCATACGATGCGCGTTTCATGGGCCTCACTCCAGATGGTTGAGGTAATAATTGAATCGAACAGTTTTGTGTAGTTGGGCATATTCATTTCATGTAATGGTCAAGCATTACGGTCAAGCAAGGAAGTGAGCAAAAATTAAAGTAAGGTTGTCTGCGCGGTTTCGCGGGCGATGCGCTCTTTAGCCGCTGCAAAATAGTCCGCGTCGATTTCGCAGGCGGTCAGGTGCATCCCGGCGCAGTGGGCTGCAATGGCGTGCGAGCCCGATCCAAGGTGCGTATCTAGGATGCGTTGGCCGGGGATGGCGTAGTTGGCGAGAAGCCAGCGGTAGAGAGCGACCGGCTTTTGGGTCGGGTGGATTCTTTTCTCCTTGTTACTCATGTCTCCTTGGAGCATTCCATTCCAGCGATACCTAAAGCAATCAATTCTAAGCCCGAATGAATGGCTGGCCAGCTCGCATTTACTGAAAGTGCTAGAATCGTTTTCTTTGTCCCAAACAATCCGACCAACACTAGCGATGTGTTTTGCGTAATAATTGCACCCCCATATAATTTGATTTTTAGAAACTCGGGCAACCTCATTAAAGTATTCTGCATCTGGAACATGCCAATTTTTTTGTTTGGTTGGGAAACGAGTTATTCCTTTTTTGGTGGTATCCGCGCCTGCATAATTTGGCTTTCCGTATTCTGCAAAATAAGGCGGGTCAGTTATAGCCAGGTCAAAATGGTTATCGGGATAGCGAGCCATAAGCTCCATGCAGTCCTCGCAGCTTAGGTTGAGTGAGCCAACGGCAACGGCGGCATGGCGGGGAGTGGCTTCCGCGCCGTTGCTTTCAAGGGAAAAGGTTTCAGTAGTGGTATTCATGGTTTGTGCGTGGGAGGCAAAGTTCTTAACTTACTTTCGTAGAATAATGCTTTGTCAAACAAGTAAGCCTTGCACGTTTCTTTAACGTAGGCACGCAAGTTTTCGCCCGTTTTGCCTACGGTAAACTCGGTTAAACAGCGATATTCCCCAATATTCCCCGCGATTACGGCAATGTCCGCGTGAAACTCACAAAAAGCTAGGGCGTGATTAAAAAAGATTTGACTACGTGTTTAGCCATTCCCAAGGTCTGCTTAACAAATGAAAGACGATTTTCTCGATGATGGCGACGGCGGGGCAAGCGACGACATGGGCAATGGCCCGGACTTGGAGGCTGGCAAAAAGATTGAAGAGGGGCGCGTCGTTACAAGCGGCAAGCAAGCCTTCGACATTTGCGAACGGCTAGTGCAGGATTGGGACAAGGGCGTGTCTCATGCTGCCGCGATTACGAGCAAGCTGAACGGGGACCGCCCTTACAACGCCCGCACCCTTAAGAACCAAGGCAAGGCTTGGAAGACCAATATCTCCACAGGCTTCCTCTCGACTGAGTGTAATAAGATTCCCCCGCGCTTCTACATGCCGGTGTGTCAGGCCAAGTATCTGACAGCCGCGCAACTGCCAATTGGCTGGCCAAACGGAATTGAGAAGGATCAGTTCTTCCGCTCGGCAATCACTGAGGCCATTCGCTCTTGGAAGAAGTGGAATTTTTTCATTCGTGGGTTGTCCCGCGAGGTCGGCATTTTTGGCGTAGGCTATGCGGCCTACTTTGACAAGTATGAGTGGCGTCCGTCACTGGTCCGCATGGACAAGGGCTTTGTGCCCACTGGCACGGAAATCATGGACGAGGACATTGGGTTTTTCTGTGTGAAGTGGGACTACAAGCCTGGTGAGCTGATTGCGCTTCTTCGGAAGAACAAGGAGGCCGGGTTAAAGGAATGGGACGAGGACTCGGTAGTTGAGGCGGTCAATGAGGCTTCGCCTGTGGCAGCGGATCAGTCCCGTTCTGAGGAGCGTTCTTACGAGGAGCTTATTCGCCAGTCGGTTGAGAGCTATTCCTACGCAAAGGGGAGCAAGCTGGTGAAGACCTATCACCTATTCGCCCGTGAGTTTAGCGGCAAGGTAAGCCATTACATCATCTTGCGGGACAGTAAGGGTGATTCTATGAAAATCCTCTACCGCAAAGAGGATGCCTATGACTCCATGAATTACGTGTGTGTGCCCATGGTGTTTGACTATGGCGACGGCACGATTCTTGGTAGCTGGGGCGGCGGTCAGATTCTTTTCGACATGTCTATCCAAGTGGAGAAGATTCGTAACGATTCGATTGATAACTTACGCAACCAGAACAAGCTAAAGATTCAAGTAGCCGAGGCCAAGGACGCCAATGCGGTTAAGCTACTGGTCAATGACACGATGATGATTGTGTCGGGCGGGACGTTCAATGGTGCGGCTGCGGCCCTACCGCAGAATGTGGAAGCCTACATGAGTCTGGACGTCCAGATGACGCGGTTGGCGCAGGAAAAGATTGGTGCTTACGTGCCTCCTATTCCCTTGGCCCCATCGGACATTAAGGCTGCACAGGTCAATGCGGCAGTTGCCAAAGAGCAGGAGATTCAACAGGCATTGTTGGATAACTGGTTAATGCAGGTTGCCGGGTTGATTAACACGATTACGCTTCGTTTAACCGATCCTGATTCGCCGGATGCGGACGCGAAGAAGCTGCGCGAGAAGTTGCTTACCAAGCTGACTGAGGAAGAGATTGTGATTTACGTCACGCAGCCGAGCATCCAGACGATTCTCGACTTCACCCCCTTTGCCGCGCAACAGCGTGCGCAGTTTGCCGCGAGCAAGGCCAATAACCCGCTTTACAACCAACGCGCATTGGAGCTGGTGCAAGCGGAGGCGGCTGGTGGCATGCACTTTGCCGCGAACGTGCTACTGCCGGAAGGCGATCAGTCCATGATTCTCGACGCACAGCGCCAGCAGACCTTGGAGAACGCCGCCATGATGCTTGGAATGGCCGTTCCAGTCCTTCCCGTGGACAATGATTGGGTTCACGCCCAGGTTGTTGAGTCGGGTATTCCAAACCTGATTCAAGGTGGCAAGTTGGACATAGCTCAGTTGGCCCTTCAACATTACGCCGCGCACTACATGCAAGGCGTGGCGAAGAAGCAATGGCCCAAAGAAGAGATTAACGGGAGCAAGAAGAAGATTGCGGACTTCGAGAAGGCTTTGAATGACGCGATGCAGGCGCAGGCACAGCAACAGCAGGCCGAACAGGGTCAGCAAGGGATGCCACAGGGTCAGCCAATGGTGTAAGGAACAAACCAATAACAAAAATATACCATGGGCGTCACAACTATCAGTTTTCTCCTGTCACATTCTCTCTTACTATCAGTAGCTTACGGCCCTGATATTGGGACGGGCGGTCATGCTCTCGTTTTTACTGTCATAAGTATTCTAACTGTCCTGTTTGTTATGTATGCGATTAAGGACTAACTATGACAACCACCAATAAAGTTAAGCGAGTGCCCGATAAGATCAGCGCAGAGTTTGAGTTTTACTTGAGTTACCCCACGCCGTTTGCTGAGTTACGCCCTACGCCTCCTGACCCCGATGGATTCTCGCCGCTTCAATGCTATTACTACCATGATAGCAGGGGGATAGACCTACCTTGTAATGAGCCGGTTGCGCTTAATCGGGCGCTCAATGGCAAGAAGGGGATTAACCTGCAAATCCTTATGTGGGTTGAGGGTTGCCTAGAGGGGACATTTTTCCCTTCCGAGTTTTACGACCTTTGTAAGACTTATCCAGCATGGGTTTGGAAGAGCTTCTTGAACCAGCTACATAAAGAACGCCTTTCCAAGTTCGGATGGATACCAACATTTATGAAGGAAAAGGGTATTCTTTATCTTTTAGAACCTTACACTTTTAACCAATGACAAACATTATAAAAAACAGATTTCTTAGGTTGGTGCTATGGCTTCGATTCCGTGCTGCGAATTTACCCATAGTTCCCGCACATCTACGTGCGAAAATATTAGGGGATTCATATCGTATGTTTGATCGGGGATGGCCTGCTCTATCTAAGGATAAAACTCCGTATTCGATTAGGTCGGGGGTTCGTGTGGTGTCTAAGATAGAGCTGGATGCTAAAATCCAATCTCTTCCAGATTCTCCCGCTAAATCGGCACTCATTTCAATGCGTAATACCTGCTATGACAACTGAACTAAGTAAGAAAGGGAGGATGGCTATTGCCAAATTCCTGACAACTGAGGCGGGTGAGGAGCTAAAAGGCTTCCTCGCCTACCTCGCGCCGTCCGTGTCGGTTAGCCCCGACGCGCACGTTATGCACTTCACAAGTGGGCAGACCCAAGGATGGGGCCAATGCGTGAAAGAGCTAGAGAAGCTTTCTACCCTAAAAGGTATGGAAGAGGGCAACGAGACAGATTATCAAATGGAACGCTAGAACCAACAAATTTATGGCCGAAAATATACTTGAACAAGTAATTCAGCAGGACACGCCGCCTGCTTCCGACAATAAGGTATCCCAAGAGATCATCCAAGACGGCAAGGGCTCGACCCCTTCCAGTGGAGAAAAAGCACTTGAGGGGATTTTCGATTCATTCGCAAATGGCGATGACCCCTTTGCCGGTGCCAAGGCGGATGATGCCGTCGTCGTGGACGACTTTGGCGATGGCAAGCCTGCCGTTAAGGTAGATGAAGTGCCTGCGGTAGTTGTTGAGGACAAGCCCGTGGCGGTGGTTGGGGAAAAGCCTGCCGTGGTTGCAGATGACTTTACCGATTTGACCGATGAGGACTTGACCCCCTCGCCACTGGATAAGCCCAAGACTGCCCGCCGCATCAACGCTTTGCTGGACAAGGTAAAAAAGACGGCTAATATCGTGGCTACTACCAAGGCTGAATTGGCCGAGAAAGCTACCAAACTGGCAGAGCTGGAGAAGAAGCTGAATGAGTCGGGTAGTTCTAATCCCGAGGTCCAGAAGCAAGTGGATGAGCTGTCCATGTATCGCCGCCGCTATCAATTGGAGACCGACCCCGAGGTTAAGACCAAGTTCGATGACGTGATTGCTTCGCGGGAAGTGGACATTGTGAACCTGCTCAAAGACAACAGTGCGGGCGAAGGGCTGATTAACCTGATTACCTCTGAGGGCGGACTGGTCAAGTTTGCCCGCCTGAACAAAAGCTACAAGCTAGCCGATGGATCAAGCGTGAGTGCGAAGGCTTTGTTTAACCGAATCCGCGATTCTCTTACCGAGACTAACCCTGCCGATGCCTTGGCGTTGGATGCGGCTATTCAAGAGCAATCCCGGCTAAGTTCAGACAAGATCCGCTACATTGAGAGCGAGAAGGCCCGTGCCAAGGAGTATTTTGGCGAACAGGAAAAGGCCCAACAGGAACGCTCGGTAAATATCAAGACGAAGATCGACACGTTTCTTTCCAAGATGGCAACTGAGGATAACGACTTTAAGGAATTGGCTATTCCAGCGGACGCTACGCCCGCGAAGATTGCGGAACTCAAGGAAGAGAATGTTTACCGCAAGCAACTGCGCGACATTGCCAAGTCGTCTATTGGGATTACCGATGACGAGTATCTGAACATGGTGCGCGACTCGACGCTCCTCTACCCGGTTAAACGCTCACTGGCCCGCAGCGAAGAGCGCATTAAGGCACAGGACGCGGAGATTGCCAAGCTTAAGGAGGACTTGGACAAGGTGCGTGGTGCCTCCTCGACCGTGCCTAAGCGCGGGGTTATCTCCACGTCCAAGGCGGACGCGCCGAAAGCTACCAAGGCCAAGACACTTGAAGAAGAGTTCGACGCTATTGGCGGAGAATAACACCATGCCCACCCTAATCAATAAGGTGTTGGCCAAGTGCGAAGAGCTTGGGCCAGCGGAAGCGGCTAGATACTTTGGAGTAACCCCCCAAAGTATTTACAACTGGCGCAAAGGCAAAAGCTCGCCGTCCATTGAGGCGATTGAGCATGTGCTTGAAGATGAGGCCAAGATGAAGCCGCATGACGTCATCCACTGGACCGGGCGCAATGTAATGGTGCTCCTGCCCGTTTACCGGAATGTCTCGATTGAGACCCACTACACCCTGTTTGCCAACTATGCCAAGTATGGGCCGGAAAAGATCGGCATTATGATTGAGAAGCGCACGCTTATCCATGAGAGCCGGAATATCTTGGTGGACAAGTTTCTCAAGACAGATGCGGAGTGGTGTATCTTTTTGGACGACGATATGATTATGCCGTTTGGCAACGAGGCTTTGTTTACCCAAAGGTATCGCTGCAATATCCCGTCTAAGTTTACGTCGCAAACTGCGTTTAGCCGGATAATGTCGCATGATGTGGATAAGCCTATTGTCGGCGCTCTCTACTTTGGGCGGCATGAGTTTGGCCGTGGTCAATGCGCGGATGGGTTTGCGTCTGACGTGGAGAATGCCGTCCTGCATGACTACAATCAGATTGGCGGACTACGGGAACAGCGTTGGGTGGGGACGGGCATGATGCGTATTCACCGCTCGGTTATGGAAAAGATGAAGGCTGCGGCTGAAACTGAATGGCCGCATATCCTGCCAATGAACAATGAAGGGCAACCCGAGAAGCCGGTTGGCTACTTCACGCCTGACGTTGTAGGCCAAGGTGAGGATGTGGCGTTCTGCCTTCGTGCCGGTAAGCTGGGCATCCCTATTTACTTGGACACTGGTTTGGTTTGTTTGCACACGGGCGAAACGCACTTTGGCCCGCATAACACTCGTTAAGTTACTTCTAATTAAAATCTTATGTATATTGTAAATGATAGACTGGTCCGGTATAGCGTAGTTGTCGCCAAGATCATTCCGGCAAAGGGAAAGAAGCGGGAGTTGGTTGCGCAGATTCAGCAAAGCGCGCTCGACTCCTGGTTAAACGCGGCAAGTAAAGTCGTGCTCTTAAACAGGCCCGAGGAGATTCCGTATCTCAACGTAAAAGGTGCGATGTTTGAGGAAAAGTATGCGGATTCTCCTACGGTTATTTCAGCAATGGCCGTGCTGGGCGAGGAGTTGCCTGATAGTGGCTATGGTGTTCTGGTTGAGGACAGGGTTATCTTGGAACCAAAGGGCGCGCACGTTATGAACAACGTCAGGCTTGAGGCGCAACTGAGCAAGGCGTGGGTTGCCGTGGCGGACGTAGATGTTGAGGACTTGGACGGCACTTTGCACGGGACAGGCGGGGCGGTGTTCTGGATCAGCAAGACAGTGGCCCGCTACCTCAAGGAGAGTTGCAAGAATCCGCCGCTACTGGAAAACTATCCGGTGTGGGCGTCGTGGTTGCAGGATGAGATTAAGGCCAAGGTGTTTGGGCATAGATACTTTGACGCCAGCCAGCATAACTTGGCCAAGGTAGTTGTGGTTAAGGGATTCGATGTGGTCGAGCTTACCATGCCATTTACCAAGCACTAAAATGAGAACCGATATTCTACTTGTAACCTACCGGAAAGACTATGATTGGGCGGTGCTTTGTTTGCGCTCCATTGAGAAGTTCGCGTTTGGATTTGGGGGCGTAACATTGGCGTGTCCGGTGGACGACGAAGCAATCTTCGTGGCATTGGCAGCGAAGCATAGCCGGTCCGACCTGCCAATTCTGGTGAGGAGCTATATTCCAAAGAAGGGGTATGAGTTCAATCATCATCAGGTAATGAAGTGCTACTCCGATGTGCTGTGTCCAAAGGCTGACTACGTGCTGCATATTGATTCGGACTGCATCTTTACGGACTTGGTGGCCCCGAATGACTACTTCAAGGACGAGAAGCCATACCTGTTAATGCGGATGTATCAGCATAGCGAGCCGTGGTATATCTGGCGGAAGCCAACTAGCCTGGCGCTGGGGGTGGCGTGTAACTATGAGACTATGGTAAGGCACCCTGCCGTTCATCCCGTGGCGACATATCGGGACTTGCGCGGATACATGGAGACGCTGCACGGCATACCCTTTAGTGAGTGGGTGCTTAAGCAGTCGGGGAATTACCCGGCCTGTCACTTTTCGGAGTTCAACACGCTTGGCAGTTACGTCCTGATTGCCTGTGCGGAGCGATACGAAGTGATTGACACCGACAAGGTAGAGCAACCGCCAAGTAATTTGGTCCAAGGGTGGAGTTGGGGCGGGGCGGACAAAGCAAAGCAAGACTATGAAAAAATCCTCTCGCGGTAAAATCTTGCTCAACATGCAAATGTCCCCCTTGGACTACAATCAGGGGGTGGCGTTGCTTAAGCTTATCTGTGATTTAGAGGACGGGAAACGCGAGGATGTGATTCTCATGCTCACCCATCGCTATGACATGAAGGTTGATCCCAACTTGGTGAGTGCGGTTAAGCAGAAGTTTCAGCATGTGCTGACCCATGTTACCGAGCGGAAAGGCAACGGCTGGCCCGCTGGTCCCAATGCCATGATGGGGGATAGCTACTTGGCGGCGATAAACATGCAGCGCAGGGGCTTGGATATAGACGCGGTGATGTTCATGGAGTGTGACTGCGTGCCATTGGCCAAGGATTGGATAGACCAACTCAAGGCCGAGTGGGATAGTTGCCGTGAAGCGGGGAAGAGCGTCCTTGGCGCTTGGCTGGAAGTGGGGGATGCGGGAGGTAAGCATATTAACGGTAACTGCATTATTGCGGTGGACTACTGGCAGAAGAACCGGGGCATACTGAACTCGCCGGAAAACATTGGGTGGGATGCCTACCACGCGAATAGCATGTGTGCGGAAGGTTTGGCTAGCAGACTTATTTACTCGGACTATCGGCTAGGGACTGCGGATAATCCGTGGAAGGGAGATGCGTATCTATGGGAAGCCAAGGGATATGGGACTGTAACTAATCCGTTTTTCGGGGAAAAACTATTCCCGGTGTGGCTGCATGGGGTGAAAACTTTACAGGGGATAGAGGCAGTGTGTAAAAAACTATTGACTTCCGGTTAAATGTAAGTTCTAAGTGTGTGCGTGCCAGTTGGAGATTCGCGGTTGTAGGCACAATTCGCCGCAAGTCGCTAGAGTAAAACATGGCCCCTCATACGGAGGGTAAATGATTGTTCCAGTCGCCAAGGAGCAGGAGAATATGGACCCGGTAATTCGGTGCTTCGGTTCCTGTCCTGTAAGCGCACCAACAACAATTCATTCAAGTTTTCATCATGGCTACTTCATACTGCGATCTGACCCCGGCACAATACTCCCAGGGCATCGCCAATCAGGTTTCAACTCTTCGGAACGATGTTATTCGCTTCCTCGCGCTCAACGACCCCTACGCCAATCTTATCGAAGGTGGCACAACCGCAAATAACTCGGGCACGGAAATCCGCACCTTGGTTACTAACCGCATGGTTACTGGCCAGAGCCTTACCGCTCCCGCCTTTTCCGACACCATTGACAACTGTAATACTACTGGTCCTGCCGCCAAGAACGGCCAGACTGAGTTTACCACCAAGCTCCGCACCCTGCGTGGCGAAGGTCCGGTCATCTGCTTGAATCAGGCTCGCTACTCTGTTCTGGATTCTTACCGCGTTGCGGAGATGAATCTTAAGGATGCAGTGAAGTCCCTTAACTCGGCTGACATTCGTTCGCAGCTCCTCACCCTTTCCGGCGTGAAGGCAGTTGTGAAAACTGGCGATACCACCCTTGGCCAAGTGCTTACTGGTGGCTACAATCAGGTTGCTGTCAACTTCCGTGGCGGTCTCCCCTCCCAGCCGGTCAGATACAAGTTCCTCGTAGCTCTCTCCAACTACATGCGCGATAATCTCTCGCCTGAGTTCTTTGGCGATGGTGCGGGCGGTCACTTCGTGTTCATCGCTGGCTCTGAGCAAATCGAGTCGCTGCGTAATGAGGCTGGTGTTAAGCAGGATCTTCTCGCTGCCGTTCAAGGTTCCTTCAAGGACACCAAAGACGCCCTCATGAAGTATGCCTTCATCGAGTATCCTTATCGCCAAATCAAAATGGCGATTGACCAACAGCCCCTCCGTTTCAACACGGTGAATGGTTCTGGCTTCCCCAACTTCATTGAGCCTCTTGTCGAGACCGTCACTGACTTTGGTGTGGAAAATGCCACCAATCCCGCTTGGATCAATGCCCGGCATGAAGTTGGCTTCCTTGTTTCCAAGGGCACCTTCAAGCGTCTGGTCCCTGAGCGTTTTATTGGCGAAGGTATGAGCAAGTTTGATGCACAGTTCATTATGGGCGAGCTTAGCTGGTTCTACTCCAAGGATAGCTGTAACAAGTTTGGCGACAACGGCCAATTCCTGTATCAGTTCGTGCGCGCCTTCCAGGCTCGTCGTCCCCACGGTGTAATTCCAATCCTGTATAAGCGTTGCGCGCAGGACTTGGGCCTTAGCGAGCTTTGCTCTAACATCGTAACTGACGTTATCTAAGCTAGATAGATAGTTAATTTAGGCAAAGCCCCGCTCTTAATTGAGTGGGGCTTTTTCATGGCAGGACTGGTTAAACGACCTTGACTGCTTAACCAAACAGGGCATACAGGCTAGCCATTAACTTATGGCAACGCCCATTTATAACGAGCTTACTTCACCCAAAAGTAATTTACTTGAATTATTGGCAGAGCAAAAGTCCGATGGGCAGACGGCAGGTAACGTAAATGGGGTGCAGCCCTTTGAGGTTCTGGCAGTTAAGGCGATGCTCAATACAGAGCAAAAGGCAGGCGCGGACATGGCCGCAAACTCGGTCAAGGTCCGTGCGGCCAACACCTCCGGCGCTTCGTCGGATTTGGCCCTTGCAGCTTCGCAGCTTCTAGGACGCGGTGCGACGGGAGATGTTGCCCCCATCGTCCTAGGCGGGGGGTTGAGCATTACTGGCACGACGTTGAGCGCGTCGGGGGCGACCTTCCCGAGCTTTACTGGTCAGACAGGGAGGTTCCTGCGTGTGAACGTCGCGGAAACCGCCGTGGAGTGGGCGGTACCTGCTGGCGGCGGTGGTGGGTTAGAGGCGGGAGACTTGCTCACTACTGCGCGCGTCGCCCCGGCTGGATATGTTCTGGCCAACGGCGCTGTATATCTAATAGCTACCTACCCCGTCCTTGCCGCTGCAATACCAAGGCAAATCGACAATGCGGCTGTATTTACGGCCCGCACCTCGGCTGCGGATAATCAGTGGTTTGGCGTCTGCTGGGCTCCTGCGCTTACTTTGTTTGTGGCTGTTGCTAATACCGGCGTGGGCAACCGAGTCATGACGTCACCGAACGGAACGACATGGACCATCCGCACATCGGCGGCTGATAACAACTGGGTTGCTGTCTGCTGGTCTGCTGGGTTAAGTTTGTTTGTTGCTGTCGCCATAAGCGGCGTGGGCAACAGAGTCATGACGTCACCAAACGGCATCAGTTGGACGATCCGTACTTCGGCTGCGGATAACAACTGGCGCGCTGTCTGCTGGTCGCCGGAACTTAGTTTATTCGTGGCTGTTGCCACTACCGGGACCGGCAACCGAGTGATGACGTCGCCAGACGGAACCACGTGGACAATCCGCACGTCGGCTGCAAACAATGATTGGCACTCTGTCTGCTGGTCGTCTGAGTTAAGTCTGTTCGTGGCTGTTGCTAATACTGGCGTGGGCAACCGAGTCATGACGTCACCGAACGGAACGACATGGACCATCCGCACATCGGCGGCTGATAACAACTGGCTTTCTGTCTGTTGGTCGCCGGAATTGAGCCTATTCGTGGCGGTCGCTACTACTGGAACCGGAAACAGGGTGATGACATCGCCAAACGGGATTGCGTGGACCATCCGCACATCGCCAGTGGACAATCAGTGGGTTGCTGTCTGCTGGTCGCCGGAGTTAAGTTTATTTGTTGCTACCGCCATAGATGGCGTGGGCAACCGGGTCATGACGTCACCGAACGGAATGACGTGGACCATCCGCACCTCGGCTGCCGATAACAGTTGGTGGGGTGTCTGCTGGGCCCCTGCGCTTACTTTGTTTGCGGCGGTTGCTACTACCGGCACCGGCAACCGAGTCATGACACTAGGCCCAAGCTATAACGTCGCCACAAGCTTTGCCGTGCCGGACAGGCCTGGTATGTTTATTAAAACCTAAAGCAGACAATGGCCCTACCTATTTACAATCAGTTCACGTCGGCTGAACAGAATGTCCTTCAGCTGTTGGCGGCGCAATCTGGGCCAAACCCGCCGATTGGCCAAGAAGCGTTTGCGGTGCTCATAACCAAAGCAGTGCTGAACATATTTCAGCCAGCGGGCGGGTCGCTTACTGAGGCAACGGCAGATGAGAGGTATCTAGGGAAGGCGAACAGTCTTTCGGATATTCCTAATCCGCAGCAGGCACTAGCCAATATA